GAGTTTTTGAAAGAGCACGCTGACCTTCTTAACTCTGAGATTGAAGTCAAGGTGAAGTTTCACTTTGAAGAGATTGAGGCAGCTAAGCTGACTGCCAACGATTTGCTGGTTCTTGATGGACTTGTGTTTGAGCCAGAAGAGACTGAGTAAATAAAAAGGGGTGGGCGAGTATGAAAGTTTTCGGCATTAAACTATCTCTAGTATTGTTGTCGGGATTGGGTTCTTTTTTAATCGCCTGTCAATCCATGCCCACTGGACCTTCGATATCAACGAAAGGTTTAGAGGCTACAGTTTCCTTCACTATTGATGGCAAGCCCTATACAGGTGCTGCTACAATTCAGAGAAAAAGCAATCAGAAGATTCAAGTCAATTATCCTGATGGGACGAAGTGGGGGTTGTTCTCTACTTGTCACCGCGTGGTAAAATACAAGAACCCTCGTAGCGATTCCTTCTGGTACTATGTGCCCAAGATGTACTTAGAGAACGTCGATTCTTGCATTATGCTGCACAAGCAAATTGATAAAAACGGTAACCCTCATTACGCCATTATTGACTTTACCGCAGGAGAACAACTCCTCGCTGATGTGAGTTGTAATGGTGAGAGTGCTAAGCAGACAGGAGCATCTCTCTGTCAGGCTCTTGCTGGCACCTATCAGAAAATCTCGTTTGATACTCCCGTACAAGCATATACTGATGACAAATGCGACCCGCCAATCAAGGACAGCTACTTCTACACGTACAAGATGACTGTTGGGTTTTGCGGCTATCTGTTTGTTGACAGCAAAGGAGAAACTCATAGGCATACGACCTATGGGTACGAGACACTTGACCTAGAGTGAGGTGAATATGATAGATATTGTTGGAAAGGTTGCACTACTGGTCATTGACTTGTTTGTGCAAAATGCTCAGAGAAAAGAAGAGATAGCACGAAGAGTAATGGCTAGCATTGGTAAGTGGGACCGAGAAGCCCTTCAGTCTGCTGAACTTCGCGACATGTTCAAACGGATTGAGCAGAAGGCGAAGGATGCCCGCGATGCTAGACCAACCTGAAATTCTGCTGAAAATTTTCGATAATCAGAGAAAAGATAGTGAACGCCTAGCACGAGTTGAAGTTATCGTAGGGGATATGGGCGTAACTATTAAAGAGGTAAAAGACCTACAGGCAACTTGTCCTGGAAGAATTGCAGAGATGCAGCGCCAAGCTAAAAGGGCTGCATTGATAGCAGCAAGCAAGCTGCTGATGTGGATAATTGGCGTAATAACTGCGTGTGCGGGTGCATACACAGCTGTTGCCGCTATTTTTGGAGGGCCTTGAAATGGTCGGCATCAAAGAGACAAAGGAACTGCTTGTTGGCGTCAATGAAGTTGCGATTGTTATGATTGAGCGACTTAAGGACGGTCTCCAATTGGGTGAGGACGTCGCAGCAATCATTGGCAAGTGGCAGTCCGATTCTGATTTCCAGGCTAAGGTTACGCTAGCAGTAATGGGAATCAACGGCATTTCAGCAGAAGTCAAGGAGATTGACGTCAACGAAGCAGTTGAGCTTGCAGGAGTGCAGCTTTCATACATTCCGAAAATTCTGGAAGCAGCTAAGAAGATTTCGGCAGAGTAATTTTGACATTGGGCTAGGCGTAATTAAGTGCCTAGCTAGACAAAGGAGCACAGAATTATGTCCACACTATCTGATATCGTAGGCGAGCTAGACACGCTAGTCGGCTTGCTGAAAATTTTTGTAGCGCAAGAGGCAGAGCCGCCACCGCCTTCAAACCCTGTACCACCCCCTGTCACATCACACTGGGAAATGTTTATCAAGGCTGTTGCTTTGTCAGATATGCACAACACGCTGAAGCTAGTTCTAGTAGCTCAAGCTATTCAAGAAACTGGGCGTGGAAAGTCTGACCTTTTCAAGACAGCTTGGAACCCAGCTGGAATGAAGTGGCGTGAGGAGATGAAAGGCTTTGCAGTTCCTTTCAATTATCGTACTGGCTCTGAGCCATCTGGCAGTGCTGTTTTCTGCGCCTTTGCTGGTCCGGGAGAAGCTATTGCAGGCTACTTGCGATTTCTTGGGAGGTCTCCATATGCAGGTTGGAGTAGCAAGCTCGCTTCCCCTACAAGGCTAATTAACTTCATCGCTAGTTGTGGCTGGGCTGCAGATCCTGATTATGCTGAGTCTGTAGTTGGACACTTGCAAGAAGCTGAGCAGCTGCTCTTCTCCGTAGGCGGAATTGACATCCCCTCTTCTGACCGAAAGTTTGACGGGTTGCACTTTCTCATCGACCCTGGGCACTCAGCTTCAGCCACTGGTGCGAGAGGAAAAGGGCCGACGCCTCCGCTTGAATACGCTATGAACTTAATTCAGGCAAAGCACATAGCTAACTTCATTAACGAGAATGGCGGAGAGGCTGAGATTTACGACCCCAATCCCGACTCTTTGAAAAGCGTTGGACGCAAGGCAGAGGGTAAACATGCTTTCATCTCTCTGCATCACAACGCCGCCAATGCTGATGGAAGGGACGAAGGGACAGAGGTATTCGTTGCCAGTGATCACTCTGATAAGTCTATGGCGCTGGCTCGGAAGCTCAGTTCCAGCATTGCTCTTGCTCTTGGCGCTCGGAATCGCGGAGCTAAGACTATGGACTACACTGTGATCTTTGAGGCGCAGAAAGTCTGTCCTATCGCTGTTCTTGTAGAGAGCTATTTCATTGACGACTACGACTCTATCGCTGTCACCACTAAACGCTCGATGGCCGCTGCTGTTGCAATCTGCGAAACGCTAGAGGAGTTTTTTGCGTGACACTAAGCAAGTTGTCAAAAGAAGCTATCAAAGGTCTCTCTAATTGGCAACTGTTTACCTTGGTGTCAAACGATAAAATTCTAGGTGTGTTCCTCGACGGATTGGAATATGGAAACGCTGACACTGGGGAGGAGTTTACCACACCCGGTTCAGCTTTCTTCCAGGCTTTGCGTATGTGCGGCTACCATCATAAAAAGTTGAGAAGAGCGTATGACAGAGTTATCGCCAGATCGCGAGATGCTGATTCAGCAGATCATGAAAGAGGAGTCTCGGGAGAAGGATCTGATCGAGAATAGGTTCATACCTTGGATACCTTCGGCCAGATCTTTTCCCGAACAAAAAGCCTTCTTCAGAGATCCTACAAAGACTAAGCTAGTTCGCACTGGAAACCGTGCAGCTAAGACTTTCTCAACGCACAGAGACCTTGCCTGGAAGATAATGCGAAATCATCCGTATCGCAAGGATTGGCGTCAACCTTACGATAAATCGAAATCGACTCCCAAGAAGATGTGGGTTTGCGGGCCTACCTTTGAATTCCTAATGGAAGTCTCGTGGGAGATGTACTTAAAGAGATTTATTCCACGCTGGTACTACACCAATGACGCTGGCGAGGAGATGATCACTCATGGAAAATACAAAGGCTATGAGTACGTCGAGAAGGTGTACTTTAGAAACGGCGATGTCCTAGAATTTAAGTCATACATGCAGAACATCTTAACGAAGATGGGCCGCGCTATTGACGTTGCTGTGCTTGATGAGATGCCGCCAAAGATCATGGTTATCTCTGAAATCGTCACTCGTGTGTTCGATAAGTCGGGCGACATGACAATGGGCTTCACTCCGCTGAACCCTGACGAGGACATTAAGAACTATCTTGAGAAGCATCCTCGACTGAACACTCACACATGGCCGCTGTTATCAAATCCACTGTACGGTAAAGACCCCGAGAAATATCAGCGTGTGCTTGATGAGTATGCTCACCTTCCTGAAGCTGAAAAGAACGCTCGACTCAACGGTGACTGGTATTATGAGAACACTGGCGAAGAGCTTATCTTTGGCGACGTAGTACCTGAGACTGTCGTTGACTTTGAAGTGCCTCACTATTGGCGACGGATGATTGTTGTTGACCCTGCTAGTCATCGGACAGGATTTGCCATCTTTGCTGAACAGCCTTTAGAGGAGCCCATCTGGTATTGCATCCACGCTGGTGAATTATTCTGGGACGGAAAGCTAGCTGAAGCTGGCGACATAGAACGGGAGCTTGATAGATACAAGCCTTACCCGACCTTCAAATACGTCAAAGCTATTTACGATAACGCTGAAGCTTGGTTCAACGCACACTCAAAGGGCAAGTGGTCTCCCTGCATTGAGAAGAACAAGAAGGCTCAGATCATGTCGATGCGAAACATCATCGTCAACAAGAAGCTGGTCTTTTTTCAAAATGGTGCTTCAAAAGCCATACAGCAGATTTACAAGTATAAGCAAAAAGATGGAAAGATTGTCAAGAAAAACGACCACATTGTAGACTGTATCCAGTATTTCGCCCGAGAGATTCCCAGACCTCAGAAGGAGCCTGAGACTTCTCCCACTACGCAAGAGGATGTGGTAAACTGTCACATGCAGCAATTGCGTAACAAGTGGTCGCGAAATTCCACTGAAGATCCAAGAACGGAGAGGCGGTTTACCATGGTTGGAGGATTTGCCCACAAGATTAGAAACAGGAGAAGCAGATGATTGAAGAGTTGGCATTGGGGATTGCAGCGTTTGCGCTGTTTAACACTATCGGGTTGGGCGTCTGTCTTTACATGGTGGTGAAAAGCCATGCTGAAAAAATCGGCCTTCTGTCTCATGTTGCTGGTCACTATCTTAATGCTATGGAGCAGGCTGAGACAAAGCGAAAACTCGTATCCGCCCCGAGAACTGTTTCAACTAAAAAGGTTACTAACGACGCCTTTCTGAACAGGAGTCAGCGATAATGGCCAAACTCCGCACCCTCAGTGATGAAGAGATTAAGAAGCATCTTCATTACGAACTGAAATTCAACAGAGATCGAATTAACAATCTGGAAGCTGAGTGGATTGTATCAGAGAACATCTATCAGGCTGTTATTGGAAAAGCAGCGGAAGGTGGCCTTGACGCTGACGGCATTATCGCTGAGATGTTTAAGAAGAACATTGACGCTGGTAGTAAGCCTGCGCTGAACTCTACGATGTTAGCTCGTGCTATGTTCTTCTTCCACTCGAAGATGTGCATTACTGAGCCGGATGTTGTGTGCAGACCTTTCCGTCGTGACTATGACACGAAGAAAGCGGCTGAGTTGGGTCAGCTGTGGATTGAGCATATTAAGGAAGTGACTCAGCTACAAGAAGTTGTTGAGTCTGGCCCGTATCTGAATCTTACGACCAAAGGTAACGGTGTTCTTTACGTAGGATACAACAAGAATCTTGGCGAGATTATGAACGCGCCAGAAGGGTTCGACCCCACCCAAGACGACTTTGAGATGACAGGTGACATTGAGATTCGCTCTGTGTCTCCTCGAAACTTCTACATTGATAGCACTGCGCTGCACTTTAAAGACGCTAAGAATGTCATCGAGAAGTTTGACTTGAGTGTTGCTGAGTTTCAGTACACCTTTGAGCGTCCTGAGATTCTTGACAAGCTTCTTCAATCTAACTCCTCGTCGAACGATGCGTATCGACTTGACAACATGAAGAAGAAATCTAACAACTCTGTGCCAGTTTACCTCTACTGGGAAAAAGCATTGCCCTGGAATGGGATGATTGGCTCGCACATCATCTTTGTTGAAATTGGCGAAGAGCCAGGAGACATTGAAATTCTGCATCGAGGAGAGCACCCGTACAACCATAAGCAGATCCCTTACGCTATGGTGTCTGACTTGGATATCGCTGAGAGCCCTTACGGCATGTCTCGCTCAATTCAGTGCGCTCATCATATCGACATCACCAACGTGTTTCTCTCGCTGATTATCGAGAACATTGAGATTAACGGCGTCCCTCGCGTAATGGCTCCTGAAGGCTCTACTGATGACGGCCTTACTACGGCTGATCTTGCAAAGGTTGTTCACTACAACCCTGCCTCCGGTGGACAAATTTATCACCTCAAGCCGACAGCTATCACAACTGATGTGTGGCGCTTCATCGACATCATTTCAAAAGAGATTGACGCCATCTACGGACAGGGAGAGTTCTCCAAGGGCGAGATTCCGCGTGAGCTAAGTTCCTACGCTGTTCAGCTTGGCATTGAAATGGACGATAAGTTCAGGATTCGCGTCTTTAACAAGAAGAAGCAGTTCCTAAAGACCGTCTATACTCAGGCACTCTCGCTGGTTCAGCAGTATTGCAAAGAGCCCCGTAAGCTACAAGTGGCTGGCATCAAGAACAAGTACAAGTACGAATACTTTGATGCTCAGGATCTTGCTGGCGACTATGGGGTGTATGTCGAATACGGTAAGTACATGCCGATTGATCCATCTGCACGTAAGCAAATGGTGCTAGAAATCATCAACTCTGGCGCATATGAGCGTGCTGGCGGCAATCCAAAGAAGATCTTCAAGGTGCTTCTTGACGGAGATATGTTTGACCTCACTGAAATCTTCGAGAACTCAAAGGAGATTCAGAACTCTGAGATTGTCGATCTTATTGACGGGGAGAGAGAGGTTGCTGTTCAACCTTGGCACGAGCACTCTGCACATATGGAAGCTCTTCAAGATCTATTCCAGGATCAATTCTTTGAGGAGTTGCCGAAGGAAATCAAAGCTAAGTTGTGGGGTCACTACACCAAGCACGAGACGCTGTTTGCTAAGCAGGCTGCTCAGGCTCAAGGCGCAGGTGGCGGACCTCAACCGCCGAATGGTCAAATGCAACAACCGCAAAACGTAGCTGGTCCTGAAATGGGAGGGCAGGGAATGGTCCCGCCTGAACCCGGTGTGCCGCCACAATGAAAGCTAAGGAGCACAGAGAATGGCAGAAGTTGACACCGCAATTGATTCGCAGTTTGGAAGTGAGACGCCTCAACCCGCTGGGCTTGATGCTGCAGATATCTTTGATCAAGCTAAGGAGCACTTTGTTCCTTCATCGCGTCCGGTCACAGCTGACCCTGAACACTCGCTGCCTGATGGTGAAGGAGCGACTGAGACTGGTGACGAGGCTGGAAATGAAGAGACGACGACAGAGGGCACTGAGAAACAAGACAGCCAGAGTGATGAGACTGAATTTAAGCCCTACTCCTTCAAAGGAAATGTGTTTAAGAACGCTGTAGAGAAAACCTTTGAATCTCCTGAAGAGCTAAATTCAGTCATTGCGAGAGGGCTGGCCTCGGAAACCCTTTACAAACGACTTAAAGAGCGTGAAAATGAAATCCAGGGCTTGAAAACTCGGGCAGAATCTGGCGATGAGTTTGAAACTTTCGCTAGAGAAAACCCAAGAGATCTGGTCGAGATGATTTTTGACAAGTTTATGGATCGACAGACTTCTGCTAACTTCGTGCTTGAGAAGTTTGAAGAGCTAAGAGCTTATTCGAGGCTTACTCCAGAGGAGCAAGCTAACAAAGATAAGCTCAAACTCGCTGATAAGTTGCTCAAGGAAAGAGCACTATCTGAACAAGCTGCAGCCGAGGCAAAGAAACAGCAAGAAGTCTTGAAGACTCAGCAAGAGGCTACGGATGAAAGGAATTGGGCTCAGTTGGAGTTGCGTCGTGCGATGGCACGATTCGATAAGCTTGAGCAGGGCGTAATTCGCGATCAAATCCTTGGTGTTATTGCACAGGCAAGACTTGCTAAGCAGCAGGGTGCGCCGATGACCCAGAAGCAGATGAGTGCAAAGTTGAATCAATTCTTGAAACCTTTTGAGAAGCTCTCTAGCCCTAGCGAAACTAGGAGAAAACTTGGAGAGACACTTGACCAGAAGAAGAAAGAGGCGAGCACCGTTGTGCAAAACGCAGCAAGAGGTCAGTCCCAGAGTAGAGGATCTGCCAGCAATATACCGACTGATGCAGATTCAGGCGATATTTTCGATATGATCAAGAAATCCGTTTTAAGTGGCAAGATGCGCTTGAGACAGTAACTTAAAAGAGGTGATTTATGGGCCTTCCAACCGCACAAGCAGTGCAGTTCCCGAATAGCTCGACGTTCGATCTTGGCGAGCTTTTGAAAATTGTCCAGTTGAATGGCATTGACCCTATCTGGGCCGAAGTCGATACCCTTGACGCTCTTATGACCAAAGAGGGTAACATTGACTGGGGACAGGAGGTAAGATTTGCCCTTAACGTGGACGCTGGTGGTGGTTCTGTTGCGCGTATGGCACAGCAGAGTGGGCGCTTTGCCCCTGGCGACAAAACCTACAACATCTTGGGCAAGATCTATCCCAAGCTGCAAACGCTGACCTTCCAGTTTGAGCGTTTTCATCGCCAGTTGTCTGCGTCACAGCAGGCTGCTTAC